GAACAAGACATAGAGTTATTGCACGCGGCACAGACACGTGTGATAGGTTTGTTGCAGGCTCAAACACGCTATAAATTTGTCTACAGCGAAAGAATCCTTAGAGCCACACGACACCTAGAACTTTTGGCCAAGGAGTTAGAACGACAAGATCAGTAGGCCTAACTCCGCTCACGGAAATGGATTCAGTTTGCGGTCCACGCTAAATAAACTATATGACAACCACCAACGCCATCATCAACGCCTCCGCAGACGCTTTAAGCCAAGGCCGTTACAAGATCAAAGCACCATCAAGAGGTGGTGCAAGACCTGGCGCTGGTCGCCCCAAGGGCTCAACGGCTCTCATAACCGCCAGAACCTTGGTAGAAGCCATTGAACAGGAATCAGGTAAACCATTTGAAGTCATGTTGGCAGAAGGTTATGTAGATGCTGTGCATAATGGTGATCATAAGACTAGACTAGAATATGAACGCATGATCCTAGGCAAGGTTGTGAGTGATCGCACAGCAGTAGAAGTGACAGAATCAGAGGATGTGGCCATGGCCAAGGCTGAAGCTTTTGCTCAAGCACTCATGGCCTTGAACACCCAGGAGCGGCCCTCATGAGTCAAGGTAAACTGGCGGGCCAGCCCGCAAACCTGTCAGGTGCGAACAGCCAACAGGGCATGGTGCCCACACCTGTTCAACCACAGCTAGGTCAGTTTGCCAATACCTTTGGGCAGGCTGGGGCCATCCCGCCTGCTGCCGCACAAAATGCGAGTTTGAATCCCAGCCAGGCAGGTAGCGTATTTACGACTGGCAGCTATGCTGTACAACCACAGACCCAGATCGCGCCACAGACACCCGCGCAGACCCAGATATCTGGGGCACCTGTGGCGCCACGTGCAACACAGCCGCTAGCTTCAGCAGGTGTACTATATGGTAGTCAGGCCATGACCGCCCAGGATTCTGCCAGCTTGGATCAACAACATGCTGACATGCTTAAACAGTTGGGCATACAGCCATGATCAAACCCTTGTATACAGTGACCAAAAGACCTAGTGCCACTTCCGCTCACCCGCCTGCAAGCATAGACAACTATGAACACCATAGTCGTCATCGTGCAGAGGCCAGCCGTCATTACCATCAAGAGGTGGTGGGTAAGATGGACACAGGACAATATGGTGATCGCAAGATCTCTGAACTGAACCCCACTAGCACACCCTTAGCTGTGCGTCAGCAAAACGGTCTGGCCAATTGAGTCAGCTAAATAAACTTATAACATAGGACAACACATGCCCCTAATTAAAAGTACAAGCAAGGCCGCATTTGGTCATAACATTGGCGCAGAGCTACGAGCTGGCAAACCCAAAGCTCAAGCAGTGGCCATTGCCTACGCAGAGAAACGTGCCGCAGAACACAAGCACAAAGAGCACCCACACCACAGTGATCATAGTTCTAACCGTAGCGAACACTATCACACGCATGTAGCTGGCGATCAGGTTCGTCCAGTAGAAGTACTACACGAATTTGGTGCAACAACCAAGATGCACAAAAGTGAACACGCACCGCAGTCAGCAGAAGATCAGACAGAAAAAGGACACAAGCTATAATGGCCGCCAAACACTTACGGGGTGACAATAACCTAAACCCAACCTCAATGGTTATGAAACAAGGATCAGAACAGGCACGTGCTGAACGTAGTCGTCCAGGCCCCACACGTGTAGCAGGCACACGCATGCCAGAAGCACACCAAGCACCAGCAGACACAGCTTGCACAGAATGTGCGGACATGGCTCATCCTGCCATGCAGACACGTCACAGTCATCCAAAGAATGCCAAACATGCGGATGGACGCGGTCACGAAGATGATCACCATGCAGTACGCAAATTAAAAGGAATGTAATCTAAAATGAAGAATACAACATTAGGTCGCAAGGCCAAAACAGGTTTAGAAAAGAACCAGGGCGTAGCAAAAAGTACAGCACGTGTAAGTCAGCAGGGTGATGGCGCTGCGTTTGCCTTTAATGGACAAATGGGCGATGGCGTCAATCGCATGCATGGTCGTGAACACCTGTGTGTGAATCCCATGGCACACATGGTACACAATCCAGACTCAATCAACCATGGTCTAATTGAATCAAACCGTCGTGGCAATGCCAGTGACAGTAGTCATGATCGTATGGAATCAGTTGGTCCGTCAGCAACCCGTGATGCCAACCGTCATACAGTGGCAACAGCCAGCCAAGGTCACCCCATTGAATCTGGTTACAACAAGGTACCACACGTTGCTAATCCAGACAAGATCTATATTACAAAGGCTGAGAGATAATGAGTTTAAGTACTAGTACAAACATTTATCCAGTTGGTCCAACATTTTCAATTGCGGCCACAACTACATCAGCACAGACTTATGTAACAGCTGGTACCAACAACATTGCCAGCATTCTTGTTGAAAATCTAGACACTACTAATGACGTGTTCATTAACTGGTCATTAACCGCCGCCACAGTCACTGCGACTGTGCCTGCAGCGAATCAGCCACAGCCAGGCATTACCATTCAAAACAACTCAAGCAAGTTGATTCAGGTTGGTACACCAGGCGCATTTGATTCAAACATTACAGTGGCAGCCAACGCTGTTACAGGTACAGCTACAGTACACATTACACCAGTAGCATAAGGACACAATATGGAACACAAGACAAAAGGTAAGTTATGGATTGCGGGTGCTGTCATGCATCCAGGCATCCTACACAAAGAACTGCATGTACCCAAGGGCGAAACTATCCCTGCTAAGAAACTACATGCCGCTGAAAAGAAAGGTGGCGTGATTGCAAAACGTGCTCACCTAGCAGAAACATTGAAAGGTTTCCATAAAAAATAAACCATGGCAAAAGAACAATTAGGTAAAGTATACATAGAAAAACATAGCTCAGCAGATGTGCGTGAAACCGCAGATGAGCGTACACAGTTTAGTCGCAACCCGCATGCACGTGACAACGTCAATGTGGCACAAGGTCCACGTGTAGGTACAGCTGGTGCACATAAGGCCAAACGTGCAAACTTTTTGGATGCCAAAGAAGAACGCCGTCCTTTAGCTGACGTGATTACTCGTGCATTTGCAGGACGTGCAGAAGAACTAGAAGCCAATCCAGGTGAACATGAAGTTGCAGAGTCTGGTGGCATTGATTCAAACAGTCAGGTTCGTCGCTTTGCCGCTCGCAAGAACAAGTACAAAGATTAATCTACCTTAGGATTAACAGTTGGGGGCATCTGTAAAATGCCCACATTTTATTGAAAAGGAACAGAAATGAAACGTGCAACACAACCTCTCCAGCCTGCATTCGCAGCAGCAACTACCAACACGCAAGTAGACCTAGGCTTTGACTTAGAAGGCCTTATGACAGACTTTCCCACTGCAGGCGAACTGCAAAAGTTTGTGTTTGATCAAACAGGCGTGGTGTTAAATCTCAAAGGACGCTCAAACAAGGTCAAATACCAAATCGCCTTGGACACATTGAATGGCAAGTTGCCACCACCAGAACTCATGGGTGGCGAAAATCCCTATGTGGACAAGAATGATATTGTACCCCTGGAACCACTCAAGACCTTGCCACCACAGCCCGCTGAAATACGTGGACATGTTCCTGTAACTCAATTTCAGGTCAATATATTTCCACATCCAGACAAAGAGTGGGCCGCGGCTGGACAAAAGTGTCATGTCATGTTCCGCAAGTACATTGACAACACTATCACCTATGAAATCATGGGTCCTATTGCGCAACGTGCCATAGGCCAGCGTGTCAACAAGTATGGCAAAGACGTGCCAGAAAAATATGTTTGGGTTGATCCCAGAGAAGGTGAACAGATCATACGCTATGCAGATGGACGTGTTACCGCCATTGGCACAAGATTGAAAAACTTCATGTCAAAACTAAAAGTGGGCAACAAGACACAATGGGAAACCTGGATTGACCGTGACTTTGTGATTGGTGGCGATGCTGCACAGGCACTTGATAATCCATGGGGCTTGTAATCTGTGCCCTACGACAAGGAACCAGCAAGCCGTACGGATCTGGCCCTACGTCAGGCGACTGACACACGTATCCTGCAAAAGGTCAATGCTGCGCACCGTGATGCTTTTTCAATCAAGTATCCAGGACAGGTAGAACATTGCCTGCGCTTGACCATGGAACGTTTGCAAGCAGGCCTGGACAAGCGTGCAGGTTGCGATGTGGCAGACCCTGCTACATGGCGCATGTCAACGGCGGAGCTGGCAGATCTGGCGCAGGCCGCGCACATGTTGAATGAAATCCTAAAAGGATTCTAAATGATTGATTCTGCGGTATTGATGCGTCGTGCTGTGCGCTATGTGTGTGAACAACATCAGGTAAACCCTGCGCAAATACATACCTATCCTGCTGATGTGCAGGCCAAGTTTCAGGACCTGGCGATTGCTGTGCGTGATGATATGGAATTCAATCAGCTTAAATATTTTAGGCCTTTTCAACATCAACTCCGTTTCTTCGCAACAGGCACCAGCGATCGCCGTGGTATCCTGGCTGCCAATCGTATTGGCAAAACAGTCTCAACCTGTTATGAAACAGCTTACCACTTGACAGGACTTTATCCAGACTGGTGGCCAGGTCGTCGCTTTGACAAACCTGTCACAGTAATGGTTGCA